TACCTTTGGTACACGTCAATTGCGTTTTTAGGAGTGCTTTGTAACTCCCATAGTCTATCCTATGTGTCTATGTGTGTTGTCAAAACCGCCATTGCAGCTGTTTTAACGCTTGTATTTATACTTTATTTCTATATAATACACCCAATTTGAGCTAAAATCAAGTTACTTTTGTGCATACTCGTTATGCATAGTATGCATACCACTTTCGGTTGACATTCTACAAATAGTTTTGTACAATAAATAATCAGTAGGCAACGTCGAGCCTACCTTATTATGTGAGCGCCGTGGTAAAAACGGCAAGCAGAGGAGAAACTAATGGACGCACTCACCTTATGGAGCCTAGTCGGGTTCCTGTTCGCTGCCTATGCAGTGATAGCAAATGATTCAGTACAAACGCTCGGTACTTGGATGGCATCGAACAATGAGCGATTCAGTTATAAAATACTATGGGGAGCCGCAAGTGCAGTGTTACTTGCAACGCTATGGTATGGCTGGCATGTAAATGGTGGAGACATCAGTTACGGAAGACTAAACAAGATACCCTGGCAAGAAGTGCAATGGTATCACGCAGCCGCACCGGGCATACTTGTATTATTAACACGTATGGGCATTCCGGTATCCACATCCTTTTTAGTGTTGAGTGCTTTCGCAAGTACGTTTGTGCTAGAAAAGATGTTGATGAAATCCATAATGGGTTACGGCATCGCGGCAATATTTGCATACGGAGTATGGTATGTGATCAGCAGGTGGATGGACGAAACTTCACCTGTTAAAGAAGAACACAAAAACTATTGGCGCATAGCACAGTGGTTTGCAACAGGAGGCTTGTGGTGGACTTGGTTGTCACATGACATGGCCAACATAGCAGTGTTCCTTCCAAGAGTAGTTCCACTGGACCTAATGTTCCTAGTCAGTGCAGTATTTGTTGTAGGCTTGTTCTTTATGTTTAGAGAACGAGGCGGCAAGATACAAGAGATTGTATTAGAAAAGCACAACACAAGATATGTGCGTAGTGCTACACTAATTGATCTATTCTATTGGTTGTGTTTGTACTTCTTTAAAGAGCTGAACGATATACCTATGTCAACTACTTGGGTGTTCGTTGGTATGCTTGCAGGACGTGAACTTGCTATTGCAACATTCACAGGCAAACATAAGTTCAAGAGTGTATTTCCTTTGGTAGCACGAGACTTCCAAAAGATGATGATTGGACTAGGTGCATCTGTAGCCATTGTGCTAACGATACACTATATTTTAATACCAAACGGTTATTGAATTTGGAAAGGTGGAGTTTCGACGGCTTCACCTTTTCTCTTGACAAAAGCGCCATAAGCATATATAATACTAATGTAAGCAGAATTTTAACCTCTAACAAAAAGGACCATCGTTTGAAAATGAAAATTATCACAGGTAATGCTAATCCGCAATTAGCACAACAAGTTGCAGAGCATTGCTTTGCTACACTCGTTCCGGCAACAGTTTCTACATTCGCTGACGGCGAAACAAGTGTAGAATTTAATGAGAACGTTCGCGGAGAAGATGTATTCATTATACAAAGTACAAGCACACCAGTAAACGATAGTTTGATGGAACTGTTAATTATGATTGATGCGGCAAGACGTTCAAGTGCAAGTCGTATTACAGCAGTTGTTCCCTATTTTGGTTATGCTAGACAAGATCGTAAGAGTGCAAGTCGTACTCCTATTACAGCAAAGTTGGTTGCTAACTTATTAGTTACAGCAGGCGCAGATAGAATCCTTACAATGGATCTACACGCAGGACAGATACAGGGGTTCTTTGACATCCCCGTAGATGATTTAACAAGCCGTGTAGTGTTTGCTAAAGACATTGGGCGCAATGTAGACACAACAGAAGGTGCAGTATTTGTAAGCCCAGACGCAGGCGGAGTTGTTCGTGCTAGAAAGTTTGCAGACATGTTCCATGCAGACATTGCTATAGTAGACAAGATGCGTCCAGAAGCAGGTAAGAGCGAAGTCATGAACTTGATCGGCGATGTTAAAGGTAAACACGCCATTCTAGTTGATGATATTATTGACTCAGGCGGCACACTATGTAATGCAGCTAAAGCAATTATGGATGCAGGTGCGCTAAGTGTTAGAGCATATATCACACACGGTGTACTGTCAGGAGAAGCATGTCAAAAAGTTGAACGTAGCGTACTAGAAGAACTAGTTGTTACTGATTCAATTGCTAATCGTTGTCCTAAGAACTGCAAGAAAACTAGACAGGTAAGTGTAAGTCAATTGTTTGGTGAAGCCATTCGTCGTGTAACTAACGAAGAGTCGGTGAGTAGTTTGTTCGTATGACTCTTAGTCTAGTTTACTAATGTGTTTGATATACTCAACCATCGAATGATCGCCAAAGCTATCTATCTTACCTTGCTTTAGGCCCATCCATATACCGCGCCACTTGTCTTTCCACAACTGCCAACCTGTAGGCTTTCTATACTTGCCATAAGCATTTAGATAATGCTGAGTGCCGCAATGTCTGTAACCCATAATCCAAAGAGGAACAGTAGTAACAATGTCATTGTTGTTCTTCCAGCGGTGATGTACAGTTCCAAAGCTCTTAACATATGTTGGCCAGCCAACTCTTGGCGAACCATATGTGTATAGTTCTTTAGGATTGCTTAGTGTTGCATCACACTCACAACGATTGGCCATAATAGTTGCCATTGCCGCACCTAAACTATGTCCGCATATCCATAATGTTTTACCTATATTAACTTTACGTGATATATCTTCGCATATCATAGGCCATAGTTCATCTACTTCGTCTTTAAAGCCTTGATGTACTCGTGATATTGTTTCAGCAACAACAGGTATTGCTTTTAGGTCTGCACTGATGTCATTAAACTCTGTTGGTTCAGTTCCTCGACACGCAATTACTAAGTCTTCTTTGTTCATAAAGCGATATGCTTGAGCACCTTCTCGTTCATAAAACTCTATTGTAGTAAAACCTAATTTTTTCGCTTGCTTTTTTACATCAGTTGTGCTATTATTATAAGCTAAAGCACTAAGTTTAGCAAATAACAAGGAGCGTTCGTTAAAATTCATGTTATTAATTGACATCATATCCCCTCATATAGTACAAGTTAATTCATGTACAGCAATATTTATTAATTTGAACGCTAAATAGTAATACGGAGAGTTAACATCATGAGAAAACGTACACGCAGTATCCTTGAAGAACTAAACAATTTAGATCGTTCACGCAAGAGTCAAGACCATCTTATTGAAGCTACCGGCGGCAACATCATTGAAAGTGCTATTAATCTTTTAAATAAGATTTCTAAAACTTACGATGCTGATACAGCCAATGAGTTAGAGAGACGTTTTCTTAATAGTATTAGAACAGGCGACCCACGTAAATTTAAACGCAGTATTACAAAAGTAATTGAGAATAAAAACAATGACATCATATAAATTATTAGAAGGCGGAAACGTATTCAAAACAGAACAAGGTGCGTTAACACAACGTATCGCTACAGTTGATGTACAACCAACTATAGATTGGATTAATTCTACATTTGGTTTTAAGTTTGTCGATGAAGACATGCTCGGTACAACAGGAAAGAAGACAAAAGAAGATGGAACATTTGAAGAGAACTCGTCAGGTGATTTAGATCTTAATGTCGATGTAAGAGAATTGCCCAAAGAAGAAATAATTGCAAAACTTACAGCCTGGTGTCAAAAGCAAGGCATACCTGATTTAGAAATTATGAACAAGGGCAGAACTTTTACACAAGGTTGGGTTGCTAATGCAGGACTTCAAATACATTTCAAAACACCAATCAGAGGTGATGTTGCAAATGGCTTTGTTCAAACAGACTTTATGCTTACAGATAATCCTAACCTGCAACGTGGAGCCAAGCGTGGCGGAACAGAACATTATACAGGTGCTGACAGAGCAATATTGCTATCAAGTTTAGCAAGAGGTAGAGGTTACAAGTTTAGTCCTACAAAAGGTGTTGTTGATCCTAACAACGGAGATGCTGTTGTTGCAGACGATTGGAACGAAATTGCAAAAATATTATTAGGTCCAAACGCAAGAGAAGCTGATACACATACCGTTGAAAGTATGTTTGCAGTACTCAAAGGCGATCCAAACTACGAAGAACTTATTGCTCCATGGGCAGAAACAATGGCTAAAGCTGGCAAAGGAATACCTGAGTCAATAGCAGTTGAATCACTAGCTGACAAACAGTTGAATAGAATTAAAGAACTAAGCGGCACCTTGTTAAACAGTACAAGGATGATTTGTTAATGAGATATACAGACTTAAAACTTGTAGAACGTAAGCAAAGGACTGGTAGCGCAGGCCAAGCCAAAGGCAAAGATAAAATGCCAAAGGCAAAGCCGGGACGAACTAAACATCCGTTACAAGATAAACTTGTAGGCGAAGCGATAGTTAATGAAGCCGAAGCTCGTATACAACACGCAGAAGATTTAGTATTCTTCCAAGGCAGTGCTGGCGCCGCCCGTGCTATTGAAAGTTTAAAAAGTTTAGAACAAGGTTCGCATACAGATGTAACAATTAAATGGGACGGCTCACCAGCTGTGATATTTGGACGTGACGTAGACGGTAACTTTGTTTTTACAGACAAGTCGGGCTTCAGTGCAAAAGGTTATGACGGCAAGGCTAAGTCAGCAAAAGAACTAGCACAGATGTTAAAGAACCGTCCAGGTTATGCAAAGAATCCAGAAGGGTATGGACCATTCATTGCTAACATGGTAGATGTGTATGACGAGTACGAAAAAGCAGTTCCTAAAGACTACAGAGGATTCTTTAAAGGTGACTTGTTATATTTTAATACACCTGAAATACAAGACGGTCATTATGTGTTTACACCAAACATCGTAACTTACTCAGTAAAACAAAATAGTGAAGTTGGTAAACGTATTGGCATGAGTAAGTCAGGAATTGTTATACATAGAGAAGCAGATATAGCAGGTACTGAAACTCCATTAAGAGATACAAATATATTCCAAGGTACTGAAGTATTAGTTCTTCCTCCAGTAGTAGCACAAGATGCACCGTCAGTTGACGATTCACAAATTAAAGAACTACAAGCAATGGTAACCAAACATGGTCGTGCTATTGATAGTATAATTGAAAGACGTCAAGGACTATCAGACTTGTCTAACATATTTTATACATATATGAATTCAAGAGTTGATTCAGGTATTAAAAATTTAGCACAAGATTTTGCAGGCTGGCTTGCAACATCTAAAGTCAGTAAGCCTAAGCAACAAAAGATTATTGAGATAATTAATAACAATGTTGACGGCTTTAATGCTATGTGGAATCTAGTACATGGTATAATGAAAGTCAAAGACAACATCATTAACCAACTAGAGAGCCAAGAAGCCGATATTACAGCTAATATTAAAGGCGAACAAGGTGGGGAAGGCTATGTACTTGCACACCCAGGGGGCGATATAAAACTTGTTCCTAGAGAATTTTTTACAAAACACAACAGAGCAGTGGAGAGATAAACATGAAAGACTACATGAAAGAATACGAAGAGCACCTTAATAACATTACTAAGGATGTTCTTGACGAAGCGTTTGAATCAACGCCATTAGAAAAGAAACTAGCCAACTACGGCAGAATCTTAATGGATCAAGCAGTTACTACAAAAGACGATGCATTGTCAAACCTAATGTCTAAAGTTGGCGATCAACTTACTAACTGGGGCACAACTTACGGTGCAAGTAGTTTAGAAGAGCTAGTGAAAAAAACTGGAGCCACACCTAATGTAATTAAAAAGATGTTAGCATTTGCTGAAAAGATTGCACAAACTAAAGGTGACCTTAAAGCAGATGATGCAGATGGCGGCTTAGATGACGAAGGCGATGACGAGTTTACAAGTCCAGCAGACGACGAAATGGCAGCAATGAAAGCTGATCAGGCAGCTAGAGACAGAAGTCGTTAATATGGACTTTATCCAAGCTATTGCAAACGGTATGGAAATTTACACAGATGAAGACCTCAAAGAATTATATGAGAGTTTAGATTTTGATGAACTTGATGAAGCTGCCCTTGACAGGGTAGAACAGCGTGTTAGTCAACGTGAAATTGCTCTGTATAGTTTCCTTGTAGGTAAATCAAATGGATTGAAAGCAAAGATTGCAGTTGATAAAATACAATTGGGACAAACTGTACCAACTAATATAGCAAATGGATACAAACCCGCAGTGGATATGATACATGATATTGTAAAAGCAGGCCCTGGATACATAAATCTACTAAAGAGTTTACATCAAAGAGCCAAAAACGCATCTAAATAGGGTATTTTTTGTCTAAATGGTAAATACAAATGTAGAAACTTTACAGAGTGTAGAGTAGACCATTTAGATAATATAGGAGATATAAAATGGCAGTAGTAAGTAACCCAAACGCAGCAGTAGTTGCAAAGAGTGGCGTAGGCCCAACAACATACATTTATGCAATCACTACAGGTACAATCACTGTAGCAGCAGCATGTGATGCAATCACAACAACATATGG